GTGCTGGATTGATTGCATTAATGAGCTGCTGTGTCTGAGAAGCCATTGCAGTTGTGAGAAGTGCGCTCTGGCGATCCTGAGATGCAGCACGTCTGAGATCATTATTCTCAGCCTGCAGACTAGAAATCTTTTCATTGCAAAGATAGTCAAGAATGGCTCTTGTTCCTGCATTCTGACTGTCAATAATGTCTCTTGTGTTACTGTTCATTGTGTTCTGCAATGCGCAGGTATTCTGTGCCATATTGTAGTTTACGCCCTGGATAGCTTCCCTGGTTTCACAACAGCAGTTCGCAAGCTGTGCCTGTAAAGCGTTGGCGTTCTGCATATTCGCTACAGTATCAGCATTGATTGCCTGCTGGATTCCAAAGCCGGTCTGCATGATGTTTGTGTTGATTCCATTGAATCCGGTAAGCATACCATTATTCATGGCATAAAAACCATCGCACAGGCCACTGTTGATTCCATCAAGTTTGCTGATTACCGCTGAATTGTCGAATCCTCTCTGAATGTCTGCCTGAGTAGCTGCTGTGGCTGCATATCCGCCGCCATTGCCATTATTGCCCCAGCCGTTGTTTCCCCATCCGAAGAAAGCAAAAATGAATAAAACAATAATCCACCAGCTACCATCTCCGCCAAACATGCCGTCATTATTTCTACCGTTTCCAGTAGCGGCGGCAATATCTGCTAAGCTATAATTTCCATCCATAGTTATAATCTCCTTTATTGTGTATTTACATCAATCTGGCCAGATTGTAATGTACTATTTCATTCCTTTCAGCATGTGTTGAAACTGTCCCGCCATCTGCTGAACTTGATTAAGCTGTTGCTGAGAAATCTTCCCAGACTGTAACATCTTCTGGACTTCTTCCTTCGGGTCTCCCTTAAAATTCTGTCTAAATTGCATGAACTGCTGTATCATCTGCATTGGCCCGTTTCCCTGTGACATCCCACCACCGAGGGCATTGAATAATGGATTACTCATCTGCGTTTCCTCCCTTGACTGCTGATTCCTGTGCGGTATTAGCTCTAACAGGTTCAGAAAAAGAATTTAATCGGTTTATAATAGCTTCGTATTTGCCCTTTAAATCGTCATATTCCTGTCTGGTGACATATTTACTGTCCATGTTCTGAGCAGGCTGTTTAGGTGGCATCTGAGTGCCTATTTCGTGGTACTCAAACGTCCGTAATGGCTGTGGCATACCGGAAACGTCTGTGGATTTTATGTAGAACTTTTCACTTTCACTATCCATCAGTAAAACACTTGTCCCGGGTGCTACCAGATAGGATTTTGCTCCGACTTCGCCAGATACCCATAAAATACCATTATTATTCTGCTGGGGTTGTTGTACTTGTTGAGTTGGCATCTGGACAGGCTGTTGCTGGAACTGATTCATTTGCCCCGGAATGCCAAAGCTATATTGATAAGGATTGTTATATAATGCCATCTTATGCACCACCTTTCTGATTATATTTTTGCATAAAAAAAGAACCGGAAACAGTTCGTTTCTGGCTCTAATTAGTGTCCAAAAAGTATCAGCATACTTTAATTATTTTATTATTCACCCTCCGGCTTAATCGCTTCGCCGTAGATATACTCACATTCATCTGTTCAGCACAATATTCGAGCGTATATTCCTTGCATCTCAATCGGAATAGTTTTTCTTCATCCGGTGTAAAATTGCACTCTATCAAGAATCTATCTATATCTTTCTTAGTGAACACATATAATTTCATGAGCATACCCCTTACTAATGCTAACGCTGATTCTGTGCAAGATAATTTGTAAGCTTCTGTTTTGTTTTTTTTAATTCTTCTACATTATTCCCACTGATCTGACTATCCAACATGGTTGATAGCACTTCCAAAATCAATGAATCACGTTCTGCAATTCTCTGAAGGCTTTCATAATCTCGTCTATCATGCTCTTCCAGTGTCTCTACTCGCTTATTAAGTCGGAATGCCGGTGTAATCCACTTAAAGATCACAGCTGCTGCCCCTCCGACAATGGACACCCCTCCGCAGATAGAGAGGAAAATCTGTACAAATTCTGATATGCTCATTTAACTACTCCTTTTCCCAGCAATATACCGGGATTTCATTGCCGGAATCCCATGTATCGAAATATTTGCCATCTTGTACTGTCACTACATGGCCATCTATACAGAGGATATACGTACCTGTCGGATGGTCTGCACAAAAGTCGTTGACTGTATAGATATATCGCTCTGACTGTTCAATCAGTTTGCGCCTGTACCCACGTTTATAGAGATACGCTCCCCAGACATAATTTGCGCTCGGCATATCTGACAGAGCGCACGCCTGTATCATTAATCCGGCGAATACCGTTTCCCAGTCAAAACCGGTTGCCTTGCATATTGCCCGGACAACGCAATCTCCGACTCGATTACCGGCAGGATTCGGATTGAAATATTCCCATCTGTCCATCAGTCAATCCCCTTTGCTGTCTTATACCGTTTCGCCGCTCCTCTAGCTTTTGCGGCGTTCTGGCGGTTCCACTTAGCAATCATAAGTCGGTCTTGCAGTTCCCTCAGGTCATTCTGCTTGCAATAATCTTTGTATGCAGCATTTTGTTTCTGTAAAAGATAAGACTTCCGGTCAAGGTCTTGCTGAAGTGCAAATCTTGTCTGTTCGTCATTACAGTTATCAACCGCCGCTTGCATTCCAAGAACTTCACGCTTCGTTTTGCGGATTCTTCGCTCATAAGTGCGTTGCCGCTGTTCTTTTTCGTACTGTTTGCCTTTGTCAACTTTGTCCTGTGCCGATAGTTCTGCATAAGGATTAAATTCCCCATCACTGGCTCCAAAACTATGCCGACAGTTGACTCCTGACAGTCCGCTTGCCGTTCCATATCCAGTCAATGAGAATGGTGGAAATTTCTTACTCTTGCCAGAACGAGAGTATATCTTGCCTTGCCAAAACGAGTGATTTCCCGGATTCTCGCCGCCGTCACCTGTTCTGGCTCCTATGTGTGCACTGACCAGAACTAAATCCCAGTCCATTTCTTCCATGCGTTTGAGAGATATATCTCCCGTAGCCTGAGCCACACCAGTTCTGACAGAACGTGCAACTGCGGTTTCGATTGTGTCTTTTCTGCCAGATGGATATGTGACGGTAATACCATCGCTCACAACGTTATTAACTGCCTCTTTGATGGCTTGCGTATACCCGACCGCCCCTGTCATCACATGGTTATATGCAAGGTCGCATTGCTCAATATAGAGTCTCTGAGCGGCACTTGCGGTTGTTCTTGTAAAGTTCTTCCATTCGCCCATAGTCGCAAGCATATTCCGTTCCATGAGCCTTATCATAGCCGGAGACTGTTCGAGCGGTACAGGACTTAATCCTGCCGCCTTGTACACCTTGTCATCATAGTTCATTGCAGTGATTCCGGCATCTTCAAACGCTTCAAGGAGTTCCTGCTGTTCGCGTTTGGTATATCTGGATAATTCCGCTAGAATGTCCTCTAGTAGTTCGCCGGATTCCTGTAGCGTTCTGATTCTCCACGCATCAGCATTAGTTAGAATATAATCCTCGCCTCTGCCAATCCTTGCCATCATTCTCGACACGATCTCAGAGATGATATACTGATGCAGTTCCTCGGCGATTTGTTCGCTGCCCTCTGTGATTTGCCGTAAATATTCAGGACTAAGCATAGTATATCACCTCTTTCGTCAAAAGTCGTGGTACATGTTTTGGTTTTTTGTTAGTTAATTAAATGGTTGATTGTTTCGGTATTACTGGTATATCTTAGTGTGTATTAGCCCTCTTTAAATTGGTTCATTTCAAAAAAGGTATCCTACAGGATGCCAAACTTTTCTTTTAACTTCTCACAATTTTCGACTTTTTCTAAATATTCTTTCCCATCACGCACATACCACGGTTCTGTTTGCTTTTTTATTGTCGCTGGGCTTCCTACAATTAAAACATTGTCGACTTCTATATTTTTATTAACAACAGAATTTACAGAAGCTGAAACATTCTTACCTATAACTATATCATTAATAACCTTTGTCCCTGCGCTACAATAAAAAGCATCGCCAATTTCCTTTTTACCAGCAGTAATACAAGTAGATGTATGCAATACAGAATAATTGCCTATGTGATTTCCATACCCCACTACAATTGTCCCCCAATGGGGAATCACAACTCCATACCCTAATACATTGGGAGCAATTGAAAAGCCTAATTTTAACTGAATCCGCTTATTTTTTAGTTTCCAATAAAAACGTTTTATACTTCCTACATTTGTATAGTACTCGTAATAACGAAGTGATTTCATAAAATTCAATATATCGTTTGGAACAATAATCCGCTTAATTCTTTCAATAAATGAATACTCAAACTTACCTATATTCATCATAGAATCTGCCATTAGATAAAATTTTAATTCTCTTTTGCTTGTAATCATAACCCACCTCTTTAATTATTTCCAAAATTCACATTTATAGGATTATACTATGCTATTTAAAGTATTTCAAGATTACTCTATTCAAAAATATTCTATAAAATGATTATCATTTTTCGAATAAACTTTTACTTTTGGTTATACGACGAATTCGCATCAGCTATTTTAATTGATTTGATGATATTGGTTTTTTTATCGGAATCTAAAAATACCGCATATTCGCTTTTTGAACATGAATACTTTTTATTTTTAATTAACTTTAGCACTCATTTAATATTTTTTCTTTTTAAATAGTTGACTGCCCTACATAAACATTATTTTGAATCTCTTCCAAATCAATATCCGGAGCATCTGGATCAATTGTATCATTACCATATGCTTTAGATATATAATCTGCGCTGTATATATTTCCACAAATTTCAACAATATGCCTTTTTTTGTTAGTAACATATAATATTCCTTCTGGATTTTTAAGATGCACTTTTGAACTTCTCATAATAAATCGATTTGTATAATTCAGTGGATAGAAATACGATACATATGATTCTCCTTCGATATTACAATCGGTTATAATAATATCTCCAATTGCATCTATAGTATCATTTAAAATACCTTTACCTCCTATAATATCGCATTTATCCACATTTATATGCAAATATTCTTGAGAGCCTTGTTCTGAAAATGCCCCTTCGATAGCACGTCCGTAAGGATTTGATATTATACATCCTCTCATTGTAATATTCTGATGAGCATGTGTTGTACTTGATAATTTTAATGCACTATTCATCAAATCTGTCGGTTGCCCGTCATATTCTATCTTTGTAGCGTTAATATCCATATACAATTTGCCAGTCCCTGTATGATTGGTTGCAATTATTATTGTTTTTTTGGTAGAATTGTTATTTATAAACCCTCCATGATTTATAAATACGCAAGATTCAATTGTAGAATAAAGATTTGATGCTCCCATATTTTGAATTGAATATAATTCATCACAAGAATCTGTAATTAATGAGCAATTCGCCATGAAAGATGTAATATCTTTTAAATCATTTATCATTCTAATAGCGATTACACCACCTGCATTGCCAGCACATTTATTTTCAAAATTTGAGTTTGTAATAGAAACACGTTCATCACAAGCCCCATCAACCCATAGTATAGCTCTATTTCCAGTATCAGACGTGACTACCCAATTGCAGTTGTCAATTAAAATAGTTTTTGCGTTTTTTATTCTAAAAGTGGGACAAGAACGTTCATCTTCAGCTATACGTTCACCGTATAATATTCCATTTGTCTTAATATCAATATCTAAATTTTTCACAATAAATTCTGTTAGATTTTTTGCGTTGACTTGGAATTGGAAGAATCCATAGCAAGTATTCTGAACATATGAAAATGTGTCGTCTGCTGTAATCTTTGCACCATGTCCATCAATATGAATCTTAGTTGCATTTGGTAAAATCGCGCGACAGATCTTATAAATAGCTCCATCTTTCATGATTATATTTTTATTACTACTTAACGTTTGTTCAATTGCGTCACTATCATCCGTTACGCCATCCCCAACAGCACCGAACATCTCTGGCGTAACATAAGAATCGCTAAAATATTTGACATCCTCTTTCAGTGAAGCAATGTCCGTCTTATTCTGCTCGATCTGCTGTGCCTGTTCTGTGGTGGCTCCGGGCTTGACCGGATTCTTTTCAAGGTACTCATTCACTGCATTCTTGATTTCTTCCGGCGAGATTTCCCCGCCTATTCCTTTTAAACACAATTCGTACAAATACTTCTCTTTTCTTGTGATTGGCTTCGGGATTTCGCCCGTGTAATCGCCTGTCAAGTACGCAAGATATTTCTCTTCCCTTGTTACTGGTTTATCTGCCATCTTTTTACTCCTCTCCGAATAGTTTTGGCTCGTCTGGCTGGGCTTCTTCAACCATTGCTTTCGCTTCTTCCTCAGTCATTCCCTCAAATTTTACAAAATACAACCATGCCGGAACCTTGCCAGTAGTCACATACTGCCACCATCTCGCACGGTCATTTTCACGTACATACAGGATGTCCCCGAAATCATAATTGACCTCGTAAGCTCCGACAGGTGCAAGCCCGTACAGGTCAGCGTAAACGTTCAGTGCGTATATAACTTCATCTAGGCAAGACTCCAACTTATCCCTTACATCTTTAATGAACTGCACTGTCCTCTGCTGTTCTGCTTCTACTCCTGTAGCCGTCTGAATGCCGCTAGATTCGTTGAAAACAAAGTACCCGTTGGAAAATCCAATCTTGTACCCTAACTGGCTTAAAAGGGCATTTATGCCGCTTATACGTGTATCTGTGTTGAGTTGTGGATTGATTTCTTGATAGAACTCTTTTTCGTCCTGTCCGAATACATTCTTTACAAAGTGCGGCAAGTTCATCTCATTCCGTCTGTTTTCCATACCCTGTGGTGACATGGCTGATACAGGCGTACCGCTTGGCATCAGCAGTCTATCATCTGCCAGAACAATCTTCTGAGAATTAAATATTTCTCCGGCATTACGGCTGTATGCAATGTCGAGGTCTTTTAACTCCTCGATAGCTTCGGCAAAAATCGGCAATCCCAATGGTGCATTAATATCCACGTTATTCGCTTGCGGCGTCCGCAGTACTCCGTACAGAGGCCCGTCCAGCTTCTCTCCATTTGCCTTGAGAATCGGCGGCGTATCTGCCATAAGGTCAGCCCATTTGGTCTGTTTAAGGTCAATCTTATCGCCGATTGACTGAGGGGATTTTGACACATAGGCTCTATTAGAAACGTAGTACGGATAGGTCGTCACGCCATCCACGGTAGTCTCAACAAATCTATGATATTCAAGCCGTGTATAGTATTTCCGTCCAACAGTATAAGAATCCTTGAATATGATTCCCTTAATTTCCTGATTATCATAGTCCACGATCATCACATCTGCCGGAGTAAATACGTCAATGCTTTCACCATTTGGCTTAATAAATACTGTTCCATAAGCACAGCCATATTCTACCCAGTGACGGATTTGAAAATATACCTTGTCGATCTGTTCCTGTAGCCACGTAGCCCTTGCAGAACCGTCTATCTGAATGCCGATCGCCAGCGTTGCGAGCCGAGCTGTTTCTGAGCAGACAGATTTAGCAAAATTGATCGTCTTGATATTATTCTTATCATCCAGCCATTCCGGCGCACCTCTGTAAATGTTCGCGCACCGGTTAATCAGCGATTCCATCTCTGGAAATTCTGCTGCCTGAATGTTGAAGTCCTCTTCGGCTTGTTTTTTGAATATCATATTAAACCACCTTTTTAGTGTTGTTATAAGTCCCATTATGCACTGTAACCTCTCCTGTTAAACAACGGCTCATAAGCATATCTAAGTGCCGAGATTGCATGATCATCTCCGTCAGGATAACCACTTATTACATTTCCCTCTTTGTCCCGATCGTACTCATATTCTGTGATTTCTTTATATGCGTTCGGTGTTCGCTTCGGGTCAATGACTATAGTCTTTGTCTGTAAGAATTTGAAACCATACTCGATACTTCCCGGTCCTTTGATTGCTCCTCTTGCAGGAAGTCCGGCATCCCGGAAGTCATTCACAGACTTAGGTTCCGCAGAATCACATATCATTGTGTAATCGTCATAGCCTTTTTTCTTGATCCAATCAGCAGTCTTAGAGTTGCTCCATTTATTTACATACAGCTCGTCAATCAGATATATCTTCTCTCTGGCAGAATCATAATAAGTTCGGAGATAGCAGAAGGCATCCGGGTACCATCCATAATCTACACCAGCGAAAATGCGGTCCATGTGGCTGATCTCTTCGTCTGTAATATCTCTGATTTCCAGATACTCAAATACGTTTCCGCCGTCACCATTCGGGACACCCAGGTATTCATGTTCATAGGCTTCTGGATTGATTTCTTTCAGATGTGCTGCATCGTCAATAAACTTCTGTCCAAGCCACTCCGCCGGGGCTTCCAGATAGCTCGAATGATGAATAACTCTTTTCGGGTTAGGCATGAGCTTAATCCTGTTTACCCAGTTTGATTTTGATTTTGGTGGGTTATACGATGAAAAATCATAGGACTCGTCACCACCACGAAGCACTGACTGATTAACAGAGCGTTCCTGAGCATCTCCCTTCATTTGATCTTTTTCTTCTTTCCAGAGGATTCCAATGTAGCCAAACTCCGGCTTAATGGATTTCAGTTTGGTTTCATCATCCAGACCACGGAAGTATATTGTCTGTCCAGTCTTAATATACTTGATCTCAAGTGGCGACACCTTGCATTCAAATTCTTCCATCAGTCCAAGTTCATTGATAGCCCATTTCATATTGGCGTATACGGAATCTTTCAGAGTGCCTGCCACCTGTCTTGTAATGCAGGCGTGCATCTGTGGATTATTCTTAATAAGCTCAACAATCTTAAAAGCTACGAAAGAGGATTTCAGACCACCTCGACCGCCCTCGAATACATATTCGATATTAGGCTTAATCTGTCGGTTAATATCCACGAATGCCTTGCCGAGCACTCTGGCAGGAAGTTCGTATTTGCTTTCGTCTGATTTTGATACAGCTACCAACTGTTCCCATTTGTCTACTGCCTGCATATTTCCTTTAATAGCTTTATCGTATACGGCAGCTACAATACAAGCATTGTTGTTTGCATCCTCATCAGATATTCCCATCTTTGTGAGCTTCTTCTTTGCGACAGTCGGGGCGGGATTTTCAGCTATCATTTTTGCTAATTCAGAAAGGGTCTTTTTTTGACGGCGTACTTCTCCCGACTTAATACCGCCTTTTTTTGTTATTTCTCGGAGTTCGCTCGGAGTTCGTTCAGAATTTGGTATTAAATTTTTCTCATTTGCCATCCTATCAACATCCAATCATATCCTTTCTGAATTCAAAAAAGTCCCCAGTATAGCAGTTATATACAAATATAATACCACACTGGGGAGATTTAGCTCTCTACCACTTTTATAAATTTTTAAGTTTTTTTTAAAGCCTGCCAATCAGTTTGGCCAGATGATAATATTCCGCCATGACCTTGCGTTTGTATCCGTAAAAGTCATTCTCTGTTGCAGGAACTGTCCTGATCTTCTCCATTGTCCGATAGCCGATACCGTTCACGATGCTGTCATAGATTTGCGATTCGATGCCGGGTGCATATTTAATAGATACCTGTAACAGATTATATTTATCGCTTTCGCTAAGATTCCGCAAGTGGCTTTGTAATGTCGGTATATCGTCCGGCGGCACTCCGTAGTCAATCAGTGTTGCCTTTCTCAGCTTCATTTATTTCACCTTCTTCATTCAAGCTCCAGTCACATGGTATGCCTTGAAAACATTCTGGACAGTGTTCGTAGAATCCGCAGCCTTTGCAATCCGCTGGCTGTCCAGTACAATATTGCTGTAGTACGTGGTATGCTGATATAGCAAGGTTTGACGTTATGTCTGGTGTAGGTTTGTCTGGCATATTTATCACTCCTCTCAAATCGTATAAACATGCTGTTTTGGTGCTACTTTTCCGCGTTTCTTTCCTTTTTCGAAAGGCTTTACAAATACTTTCTTACCGCTTTTGTACGTTCTGTAATGTCCTCTTACGCTCCAACATGGGCAGCTGATTTGACTATGTTTTACGGATTTTTGATATAGATTATTCTCTACAACATATTCAATCAAATCATCAAGAAGAAGAATTTTATTATCTTTTTTTGACAAATGATTTTTCCCCCTGCTATTGACTTTTCTGCTTCTATCTACTTTTCTTATAGCTTTTTCCCTTGATTCAATCTTTTCCATTATGGTTATCAATGCTCGTATTATGAGTGTACAATAGTCGTGGTCAATTTTTTCGTATCTCCGATATACTTCATCCTTGACATCCGTAACTTGTCCCACCATTATCTGCATTCCATATTTTTCTGAAAATTGAATATAATACGACACTTCCGGAAATTTATCTTCTTTTTCTGGTATAGGCTCTGGAACTACTACCATTCCTTCATCAAGCAATAACTCTCGACTGTAAAGTTGTATAAGTGCCTCATGTACTTTATCTCCATCAATCAATCTAAGAGTAAAATCAGAAAAAATAAATTTACATTTCAAAATATCACCAAGCTCTTTAAGTGGTTTCAAATCTTTTATTTCACAAACAATAGTAGGAAAGAAATAATCATCCATTCTGCATCTCCTCCAACTTCTTCTCAGCTTCTTCACGATTGAGGAATACATTTTCGCCAATCATATAATCATAAAATTTTCTTTCACGTAAATTATCATCTAAGCAACTAAATCTTTTTGCATGGCCATTTATAGCTATTTCAATAATTGTATTCTCGGTAATTGTTTTATTACTGTAATTAACACTATATAATGTGCCATTATTATACGGTAATCTCACAAGCAATCCCTGTTCTTCTAAGTCCTCGTAGTCAGCAAGTTTAGTGAGAATTTTCTCTGCAAACGGCTTCAATAATCCATCTGTAATTTCTTCCTTTGCAACTCCTGTGCCATCAATGTTTCTTTCTCTTTCGGTTAATCTTTCCATCTACTTCACCTCTCCTTATCGCTTGCTTTTATCGCTCGTTTTTATCGCTTGTTTCTGTAATTTCTCTCAAGCAGGCATTCCAACCAACCGCAATAATATCTTTTTGTGATTCTACATTGTCAATTGGAACGATATACTCTTTTTTCTCCGGTAATGGCTTCAGCGGACACCATTCAGGTCTTCCTGCCAGTTTTTTGAATCCTTCATGGCTTACTTTAGAAATAGTTCTGATTGAATCATTTCTTGTTGCAAGGCATAAATTAAAATTGAAATCCGCCATATGAAATGGGCAAGCAAAACATCCTTTTGGTGTGTTCATGATTAATACTGATTTACTCATCTTCTCCTACCTCTTTTCTGCAAGAATGCTCCATATTGCGAAGGGCTAATGATAGTATCTTTTTCTCTTGTAGCCTGACAATATCCAAGCCTTCCATTCTTTTTGTTTTCTTCTCTTGTAAACATAGTAGAGATATCTTTGCCTTTACTCACTCGCTTCACTTCCTCTCAACATCAGACTTAAAGTATTATATCCCGGACAAGTTCTGACTCCGTTTCTGGTATCTCTTAACAATACACAATAAGGATATAACGCCATGACCTCATAGACGTGTTCTGTGGTGTCTTCACCGCGCTGGTCTATGTATTTGAAGCACTTTCCCGGTCTGAGGAAGTACCTTGCACATACATACGCTTTTGTTCCGAATCTTACGCTTGCGCTACTCATTTGTGTTCCTCCTGTAATAATTCTTTATTGTCGAAGATATTGCTAACTACTTCCATTTCGCATCTGTCGATATAATATTCTGTCAGTGGCATTGACCAGCAGAATGGTTCGCACTTGCTGATTGTATCTGTCGGAATAACTTCGTAATGCCATCCGATAGCTTTATCCACTATGGATCCGGTTTCAATATTTCTTACACCAAATTCTCCAAGTGCCACCTTTACAAGGTCTTCTGAGTTTCCATGACACATCAGGATGTCATTTTCCCAGATTTTATTTCCATTCTTGTCTGTTAATCCTGTATACTGGAAGATGGTGTCTGGGTCAACTTCATCAAATCCATTCGCTATAACAGTCCATTTTCCACGTATAGGACCTTCATACGGTGCTATTACCAGTTTTCCTATGAACATTCGCTTTTCTCCAAGCATTCCATCATCAAACAGGTACCCCTCTACCCACTCACCGTTATCTTTTTTCTTTCCCTTAAAAAGAATCTCTCTCATCCAACTCCACCACCTTTCACAATTTCGACTGCTAAAGCTATCGTCTGTTCTTTTTCAATGTATTTCAGCCTTTGCGTGCTGTCATTAGTTCCCAAACATAGTTTAAATGCTCTCTTCTTTTCTTCTTCTAACCGCTCCACAACCTTATCTACATCAAAAACTGTCGGCTGCTCGTCAATAACTGCACCTATTGCAAAATCCATATCCGAATATCCAAGAGAGTCAATTATTTTGTCTGCATCAATCAGTCTACTCATCTGATTCCTCCCTGTGCTTACATTTTAGGTCCTCTAAAAATTACTATCATTGACGGAAACGGTGCGCTATTCTTGCTGTCTCCGAATTTTAACCTTCCTCTTAAAAATCTAATCTCAGATCTGTGATATACAAAATCTTGAAACCACTTCGTGTCTGTCCTTGCCGGAACTAGTAAAACAACGAGCGTATTCTCTTTATGTCCTTCCTGATAGCTTTTTTCAACCCATTGATATATTTCTCTTCCATAGGGTGGGTTGCAAAACACTCGCATTCCTCCCCAATCCTGTATAAGACCATTTTCATTTTTAGTAAAAAATTTCTCGCATTTATGGTTTTTTGCGTCCGCACATGGGTCTAGTGTGAAATCAAACTCTTTGTTTAATTCATCGAAAATATATTTAGGTGTAGCCCATTGATCGGAATTGCTACTAAACAAACTTTTTTCCATTTTGTCCTCTTATTCCTCCCACACTCCCAACAACCGCATCCTCTCATACAGTACAGCGACGGTCTTGCGCCTGTATCTGTAGAAGTCTTTCGGGTTCATCGGGATATATTTTTCTTTGCTGATTTTCCTGTAACTTTTCCGGTGTAGGATATTCTCAATAACTATATCTGCTATCACCGTGTTTTTCGGGCAAGCTGACAAGGCGACACTAGAAAGCAGGTATCCGTACTCTGTCGGAAAGTCTTTCAGCATCGTGTTCAGTTTTTCTATGCCTTCTGCCGGAATACCGTAGTCTTTCAGCTTTTTATTCCTTGTCAGCATACCGTTCTCCTTTCTATTTGTCTGGGTGGTGCTTATCGTACATAATCACTACGCATACAAGACTAGCCACTCCGAATATGGTTCCAAGGGCGAATCCTAGCAAGAATGTAATCATGTTTCTTCCTCCTTTACATAATCTTCACACTTCTCCGCATATTCATAACTGCCCATATCATCACATCTGCATTGGCAGGAATCCTGTTTATCACAGCAAATACAGCATTCTGTTTCACCGTCCGGACAGTCTAATTTGCATCTTCCCATTTAGTCCTCCTGTTTCTTAAAATCCATCTTTAAGTCATAAACAAACTGACAAAGTTTCTCTGCAATCTCATCTGCATTCTCTACATTTGCAAGCTGTCTGACATACTGCTTACCGCACACGACGCAAGTTAATTTTCTGATTGTTTCCCAGACTTGCCATGAGATAATAGATGAATCAAAGGCATCCGTCATCAGAGAATTTGCTCCGTGTCCATTCTCATCTCTGAACCACTTTTCTCTCGGTGCTTTTAATGTGGTTGCGACATCTTCTCTGGTAAGGCAACCTTTGTATTTCTCGTCCATGCGCTTTTCCAGTTCGTCCAGAAGCTCCTTCTTTTCCTGCTCTGTCATTTCACATCCTCCTTATCTTTCGCTCTTTTATTCCATGCTTCTATTGCATATTTGGGATTGTTATAATGTCCTGTACCGCAAAGACAGTTACCGCATCTTACAAGATACTGAGCATTACCTAAATATCCCATTTCATCATCGGTAAAAATTTGCGCCTCTTCTCCGCAAAACGGACAAGGTTTTAATTTATCCATTTTTCATCCTCACTTTCCCCATTTAAACAACTGACACGCTATTGTGCAGTCCACCATGATTTCAATACTCGATAAAATCAGATAATTCCATCTGACCAACTACGTTGTTGTCTTGCATCCACCATAGATAGACTTCTTCGCCTGTCTCCCATTGGGTTTCTAGTCCCTTTTCTTTTCGAACATCTAGCATTCTCCCAAACGCCCTAATATAAGACTGCTTGTATTTGGGAAAATCTGCAAATTCTTTATATCTCTTACTTCCAGCCATTGGACAGCCAATACAACCAACTCTGTCATATCCACATTTGTACAGCTCGCAAGTTTCTATATGTTCTGAATTGATAAATTCCCATATATCAGAATCTTTCCAGTCAATGATGGGATTGACAACCATTTTGTTTTTCTGCATACAAAGTTCGTTCATTCTGCGATTGGCGTCATTGTCGTTCATTAGCATAATTGATGTGAATTTTTCTTCAGTTCCCTTTGTCGCACCAATTTTTTCAAATTCTTCTCTTTCTTTTCTCTGCCTGCTTTCGGCCCATCTCACGCCAGTAGCAATATATCTATTTGCACACCCTGTTTCTTTAAGGACTTGACAGCAGTAGCGAACTTGTCTTGTTGGTGGCATCAATTTTAATGGAATCAGTTTCCACATCGTGATATGTTTGCCTTTATACTTCGGCATTTCTATTTCGCATTTAATTCCTTTTTCTTCCAGACTTTTAAATACCTTTCGTATGTGCCGTACAGTTTGCGGTGCATCTGCCGTGGTGTGACTATTGTGTACTTCAAATGGTATGCCCCCCCTACGAAAGAGTTCTAACATCACGTCAGAATCTTTCCCGCCGGAATATGTACATACAAGTGGCTTTCCATAATGTTTCAATGAAAAATCAGATGCAAGTCGAATTCTCTCAATTGCTTTTTGCTCTAAATCCATTTATTTCTCCTATCCAAATGCTACCTGCCCATTATTCTGCATTCCTTTTTATTTCTCCTGAAAAGCTTAATTCAATTCCCAGTTCTTCCTTGATAGCCTGCACATAATCAATCCATTCAGCCAAGCCCTGGTCGATATAGTCCGAAGCTTTGTCCATGCCTGTCATGAACTTCTGGCATCTCTTCTGACCGAATCCAAATTCATCATGCAGGACAGCTATTGCCATGATCACGCAGCATTCAGATACAATCTGTTTGATCTTCTCAGATGCTTTGTCCAGGTCCTTTCTTGCCAGGGAAGTATGTATTCCTGTTACTCCCCTGAATCTGCATTCCTTTTCGAGGGCTTCAAGACCGCCCTCTCTGGTGATTCGTCTAGCAAGGTCAAGACCATCTTCCCTGCCGCGTTCATATTCACGCATTTTGTTCATTTCTTCACCTTTCCGAACCCGTATCCTGTCGGAGCATAGGCTCTATCAGTACTGGGGTGTGCTGTTTTAAGCAACCCATCATCAATAAGCTGGTTTAAATGTCTCCAGATGGTAGCTCTGCTTGCGTCTACCTTCTCACAAATCTCGCTGACCGATGGTGCGTATCCAACAAGTTTAAAGTAGCTTACTACATACATGTAGATTTCTTTTCTAAGAGCCTGTCCCTGTTCGTATTTGTTCTTAGTGTTGTACATTCTTTCTCACTTCCCTCTGTTTGGAATCTAATAACTTATTAAAAGCAACTAGACAATTCTTGATAAACTGTTTATCATTATCATCAGGACACATTTCCGCATACTCTCCAAGCTCTATCAGACGATCAGTGGCCTGCTTAGAATATTCGTCTGTAAGTTCGGCTGAATAGAAATCTTTTATAGCTTTCCAAAATTCAGTCATAAATTTTTGAATATACGGAATATCCTTTGCTTCTACTTTTATTTTTATCATCTCCTTTGAATATTGTATACAATATACTGTATACGCTCTATTTAATTTTATTTTATAAATATAATATATTTATATTATTTTAATATAAGTAACCTTTGTTAACCGTAAAGTAACCGTACTAATTTGTGTAAACCATTGATTTTACAGGTAGGTAACCGAGTAACCGAGTAACCCTGACTTTCTCATATAGGGAAACTTTTATACTCAATATGTGCATATAAATACTCAAATATATATATACAGAATCAAAGGTTACCTAGGTTACCCGGTTACCTTTTGAACGAATTGTTTGTTAATCAAACACAATATCGTCCGTAATTTCAAAATCATCACTACAATTCACGAATCCTTTTGGAATTTCATCTACAATTTTTAAGAACACACATTTGGTGACAATTCCGTCCAGTTTTTTTGCTTTGGTCGGATAACCTCTGCTGTCGGTTTCCACAAGTCCCTTTTTAACAGCCCATGATAAAAATGCTTTTCTGGAGAATCTTCCGATTTTGCATAAATCATCAAACGCTGCGCTATAGATTATTGCAGTTGACGTTTTTTCTACCGGATCATTGTCGATAATTCCCCACCTTTCTGTTTTTATATCTGGGTTATCATCGAATTTAATTCCGTTCATAGCAATCTTATCAAGTACAAACCAGTAGGCGCGTTCGTTTTCAGATACCATTTCTTTCTCTGCCAGAAGATTCTTAGCCGTCTCAATGTCAATGTACTGGCTATCATGGAACAGCTGATCTGTTGCGATTTTATCTGCTGCCAAGATAATGCTCATTGATATACTCTGCTTCTGCATTTTATCATCATCCTGTATAAGGCTCTGAAAATGCTTCTGCATGGCTTTTATATCATCAACGGGCATTTCCTTAACTGCATTCACAAAATCAATTCCTGCGTACCCGTAGTTCTTTTTAAGGGTATCTGCGGTAAGCTGTGGATCATCAAATATCTTTTCGGAACACTCAACCTCAATAATTCGGTTAATTGCTCCGCCTTGGCTGACATATCCTGCAAGCGGACGCTCACCATTGGTCAGAATGCAGTTCTGCCAGCGATTCTCCCGGTTAACACCAAGCTCCTTGTTGGAACGGCTCTTTCCTTTTCCAGAACACAGGTCGTACACAATTCCCTCGAAATTATCTCGGATTTTAGCCGACACTTTGGAAGTATCGTCCAGGATCAGCGGTAAGTTGTTGAGCATATCGGATTTTGCTTCCAGGGCCACATCGGTTGTTTTAAAATCTCCTATGTATCTGGATTCGCCAGGGTTCGCCCAGACGGATGCTCCTAGCATAAGTGTTACAGTCTTACCACCCTCGGTTTCGCCCCATAAGTCCACAAAGAACGGGAGAGCGCCGACCAGTTTAATTAGAATGCTTGCAAAACTTGCAGCCAACATGATTTTTGGTTCGATTCTTCCGGTAGCGCGAACCCTTTTTACATGCTCATACCATTCTGCTCTGCTGCCACCTACACTGATACTTTCGTATAACTGCCGAAATCTCATATCACCATCAAATACGATATCTTTGTCGTAAGGCAGGAAATAATCTCGAATCCACCCGATTTTACTAGAGGAATATTGGATGTTGATATAATCATCATTGGCATTTTCTACGTCTGACAGATACCGGACCAGATACTTCGCATTTTCCGAAGTGACTGAAATTCCCAACGCTGACAGCCCTACGATTTTAGTCGCGGATGTAATCATTGTCTTTGGAACGATAATTTCAGACCATTTACCGTTTCGCTTATATGCAAGCTTAATCTGCTCTTCTCCAGTCTCCATGTTTTTCATTCGTTCGATTGGAAGAATCGGATGATAACAGGCTATAATATCCGGTGATCCTGGATTTGTATTTGAAATCCTGATTCCCTCATCATCTGCCATCCAGTTGAGACATTTCATTCTGTCATATTCACAATCGGAGAAATTAGTCCACTGGTCCAGCATCGAAACAGCCTTGCTACTTTTTTCTTTTTCAATCATCTGCTTCTGTGCTTTCGTATAAGCCTTCAGCAAATCTTCAAATTTTTTCTTTACACCAAGCTCCTTGGCTCTGTCCAGAAGAGTCAGTGTAAGACGTGCCTTGTATATCTCGTCTTCCTGACTAAATATCTCGTCAAACACTTCTTCATCCAGAATAGAATCCTTCGTGAGCTTGTTTATCATTTCCACTTCTAATCACCTTCTTCCAATCCTGTTATGAATCCATGCTTATATAATGCAAGCTGTAATTTGTTCCATGCTTCACACCAGCCATCTGATAATGGCCTTGCTCTGCCAAGAATAGACCTGTAAAAATCAATATTGGACAAACATTCCTGCAATTCTTCATTCTTCTTCCGTTCTGCTTTCTCTCTCATTTCTTTTTGCTTCTGAGCGTGATATATTGCCATTCTGGACGAAAAATCAGGTTTATGGTATGTTCCGCCAAGAATCTGAAAGGCTGTCTTAAAATCGCAATTATCCATATTCTGAACGAAAGTAAAAATATCTCCTGTCGCGCCACATCCGAAGCAATAGTAGCTGTCTTTGTAAATTTTCATTGAAGCAGTACGGTCACCGGAATGGAATGGGCAGCTGATAAAGCCAGCTCTGTTCGGAATCATTCCGTATCTGGCAAGAACATCTCTCATACTGTTCTGCTGTTTAATTGTTTCTTTGTCCATCCGACAGAATCTCCATTATTCGTTTTCCAGTATTTTTCTTGTCACAAAATAGGAACTCAACGCCATATTTTCTCTGCATTGTGCATAGAATTTTGTACAGCGTATCGCCGTGTATAACTTTCTGTTCTTGCTCAATCCAGATACCATTTTTCTTAACCCGCTTCTTCGCCCTGGGATTCTCCCACCAGAGAACATCGTCCAGCTTTTCGATTCCTTTCCCGTGTTCGCATAAGAAGACAAGTTTTATTCCTGCTTCATTTGCCCGGATAATTTCAGATCGGAATCTTTCATGCTGTTGGCATACATTCCCACATAATTCAGAAAGATTTTGCTTTCGGTCAACAACCAGTCGAGGGTTGTCATAATTCATGTAATCCCCGACGTAGAGCTTTGACACGAACCATTTTTCTCCTGCTGCATCAAATGCTTTCTTAATGCCATCAATAACTTTCTGATGTTCTCTGCTATCAATTTGTATCAATTAAATGGCATCTCCTCATCAATTCCATCAGGAATGCTCATAAAGCCGTCCGGGTCGGCTTCTGGATTCGGTGTAGGTGAGGCTGTCTGTGCCTGTGAAGAACCTTTACTTTCGCCGAATTCGATTTCCTCGACAACAATATCTGTTGTATATACCTTCACGCCGTCTTTATTCGTATAGGATCCTGTCTGGATTCTTCCAGATAAATCTGCTTTCATACCTTTTCTGAAATATTTTTCGATAAATTCAGCAGACCTTCCAAATGCAACACAATTAAGAAAGTCCGCTTTCTGATCAGAACCCTCTTTTACAAATCTTCTATTGACTGCAATGGAAAATCTTGCGATTGATGTTCCATCATTTGTATATCTGACTTCTGGATCTCTTGTAAATCGTCCTGTAAGAATAACTTTGTTCATTTTTTTATTCCTTTCCACTATGCTGTTTATCGTACTCAATCAACATTTTGAGACATTTTTGCCCTTTTTCTTTCGTGAGTCCTTTCACATCGTCTACCTTGAAACGAGTTTTAATCTGTTCAAACAAGTTAGAACTCGAATATTTGTCAATGATGTTCTGGATGCTCATTACATTTTCTGAAGTAATCATCTCAACAGGTTCTTTTGATTCTGGCTTTTTAGCTGCTGTTTTCCCACTACTACCTGTATTAGTAGAATCACTGTCTTTGTTGTCATCAATGCAGAACAAACCATTCAGTGCGTACTTTCTTGCATAAGATGACGCTGCGCCTGTAACCTGGGAAGAATCCATGCCTTTTTTTGACTCTTCTTCCCTTGCATAAGCAATTGTTACGATTTCAGAAGAAGAATCCTCTGCATCTTTTAAATGCGTTTCTGCTCTTACATAGATTCTGTCCCCGACCACTTCCATCTGATCAGTGATACATAATACTGTCTTTGTTTCTGCCAGAAGCGGCTTTACTGCTTCAAGAATGTCCTCACAGCTTCTGTATTTATATTTCCCAAATGAGTTATACTGCCCTTTTGGGGCTTTCAGCTTTGACTGGATAACTCCTAATTTTTCATAGATATTCAATTTCAATCCCCCTTGTCATAGACCACGCACTTACTGGCTTCTACAATCAGCAAACTCGCAATGTCTTTCATAGATATAGTTGATTCGTTATAGATTTCAACCAGTGTGTTGTATGCTTCTGGAGTAATCTTCACAACCGGATTTTCCTTTTCACTGATTGCTTTCTTCTTTTTAGCCGGAATACGGATTTCAAACTTTTCCATTGTTACCCTCCTTAGTTGTTTTCTGAGCCGCTAAAAGCCCATTTAAAGCCTGTATATAGTTCGCCAGTGTCCTTGCCTTGTACTGTTCTTCAATTGGGTTATCCGGCACTGTAGCAAGTTGTATATCGATCAATCTCAACACTTCCTGAATGCGTTCATCCATACTTACACCGCCTTAAAGAAACAGTAAAGGTTATCTGATGCATCTCCGAACTTCTCTCCGTCGATATCTTCGGCTTTGTGGTATTCCACATGGTCAAGAGACATATCGCAGTTCTCATAATCCAAAATGTGATCCCCTCTGGACTGAAGCTCTCTGAGCAGTTCGTTGATGCACCCTGCTATTTCCAGACTGGGAAGAAGTTTCATAATTGCTATCTGTTTACTCATTTGGACACTTCCCATCTATCAGAAGTTCCAGTAAGAAAGCTTTGATTACTCTGAGGCTTTCACGACTTTCTTTCTCATAAAATGGGTTAAAAGATACGTTTTGGTACAAATCCCATTTAAATTTGTCTTTGAGAAGGAGAACATCTTCTTCCCTTTTAACCCCTCTTACTCCCAAACCGTAGCCCGAAAAATCAAAGGTGATATTTGCTGCCGGAACTTCATTCACAACTCTTTTACAAAGTTCATAAATTTCATCAATCTCTTTCTCAAACATCTTCTTATCCTCCTTATTTCCTACTGCCAGTCTGCTTTCATCTGGCGCACCGCCCATGCTGCCGAGATGCCAAAAAAGATGTTCAGCCAAATAGGTATATCCACATATTTCCCGGCAAGCATACAAACAGCAATCAGCGCATACTCTTTCATTTCATTTCTCCCATAATCCACGCCAGATTGCTTGCTACCAGTGCGGCGGCTGTTACAATCCATGCCGTGAACCATTTTCTTGCTTTTTTTCTACTTTCTTCGACAATTTCTGTCGCAAGAATGAACTCAAGTTCGTCCCATGTCGGAACATTTTCACATTTATTTGTGCTATTTCTGCTCATATCGTGCTAATTTCTCCTTTTTTGGTATTTACAATTAGCAGATACGAAGTTATAATTAACCTGTACCTACTAAGTGTGGTTTAGTAAGTGCAACGCTCCGGTTGGTGGTGCTTCACCGCCGGGGCACTATCACTTTAATGCTTCTTTTCCTCTCCAGACATATCCTGTTTCTTCCCAGAGCTTTCTTGGAGAGATAACAAATTCTATTCTGCCAGAACCTTTTCTGTCGTGAATCACTTTATTCCCACGATACGCCGTGCCGATAGGCAACCATCCATAAATAATCCCCGCTCTGACAGATGGTATAGGAATGCCTGTCATTTTGCTCACGTCTGATACTGTCAGGCGCTCGTTTGAAAACTCTGGCATCTGTGGGATACCAGATATGATTCTTGCCACTTCTGCGGCAAACTGATGAACCTGTGCATTCTGCTCTATGTAATTATCAACTGCACTCATATAAACCTCTTTTCTAACTGATACTCATTTGAGCGTTACAGTCACGTATCATCATTACTGTATTGGTACATGGATGCCAGTTCTTAACATATTCCATAGCTTCTTCAAATCTCAGCTTAGGGATGTTATTACGGGCGTTTACTGCGAAGTAAGTCTTTATATCCCTGTTGCATTCAGCAAATACTTTCTTGCCAATTTCCTTGTAAGCATTTGACTCTTTCCCACCAAGGTGAGCAATTACGACACTTGACACTAAGTCTCTAATAGATTCCTGCTGTGCGTAGTCAATAGTCATGGTGTTTTCAAGGTTCTCAATGCGGTTCTCGTGATCGTCAATCATTCCAAGCTGAATACGCATCATTTCCACTGGAGAAAGCTGTTTTGCATGCGGCTTTTCAAAATATGTATCGACAAGCCTGTCGTACACGTCCCATGCCTTATCGGTATTCAATGACTTGGCATGAAGGAAAGCTCCTTTCTCTGTCCAGAGGTACAATTTATTGAGATTGGTCGGCAAATCGTGAATTTCACGAAACGCCTTTAATTCATCGTCTGTAAGACAAATATAATGTTTTCCTTCTATGTATCTTTCCTTATTATGATTGAAATTGTAGGAAATTACTTTCCTATCAGTTTCATACGCTTTCGCAATTTGCTGAGTAGTAAGAACTCGAATGCCCTTGTACTCTGTGATTTTTAATTCGTTCATACTTCTCCTTTCTAATTTGAATTAACTACTTCTTTCTTATCTGATTTTTTCTCTAGATTATTCTCAGAAAAACTTTCCGTCTTGCCGAGAATATATCCTTTGTCAAACTCTGACATATTAGGAATCGCGTCTTTCAGCTTTTCAATGATTCTTTTTCCTTTTTCAGACATGCACTCACTCCTTTCTTGTGATATACTCTCCTGTAAAGGAGGTGCTCATTTGATAACAAGATATCAATATAAAATATTGAAAAAAGCTTTAAGAAATTGTGGATTTACTCCTGGTAATCAGCGTGAAGCAGATGCTTGCAGATACCTTTTCGGTAAAAAGTGCTTTATGCGTTCAAGGTCGCAAGATCACGCATATGAAATCACGCAAGCGGGTGAAGTCGCCATGAAAGCATATTTTCAAGATATATCCAGATTTTGGATAACAACTGTTCTGTCCATCATTGCGCTGATAACGGGTATTTTTTCAATTTCTATACAATCAGAGCAACTATTGCAATTATTAGAGAAATTATTGAGATAATTGCTAAAACGTGTGTGCAGATGGATAATGATTTCACATATCGTGAATATATTCCGAACTGCTCTTTCAGATATTCGTTATCTGTCTGTTCACTTGGAATTTCTTCGGGCATCTTCAAGTCGCCTTTTTCCCCTGTCAGAACAGCTTTTTTAATCTTGTCTGTCTCATATTGCAAATCCAGAACAAATTTCCAAAGCTCTCCAAAGGACTCTTCGACTTTGTTTTTGTATCTGTTCAACTGTTTTCACCTACCTACCTTGACTTTTTATATTTGTTCTCCTATCCTGTAAGTACAGGCACTGGCATGCTGAGTATTGAGGAAAGGAGGGCGCTACTATGTTTGACAATTTTGGATTAAGCCACTGTGAACTTGCTAAGATTCGTACTGTGAATCCTGAATTGGCTGCACATAATATTGCTTCGGCTTATATCAAAGCGACTGCACAGGTTACCAAATTGCACAGTGAAGATGAAGTTATCGTTTCCGATGTGTTGTCATTGTCCAGCCAATATATTCAAGCCTATAACTATGCTTATGCTTTTGTTGCCAAAGAAAATAAAATCATAAACGAGGCTGAATAGTGCTTATCAAAGTGTCTGGACTTCGCTTATACATTTCTTCCATAACGGAGTCCAGATGTTTACGAGCAACTTTACTTTCTTCAATTGTCAATTCTCCCATTGCCATTACGCAATTTTCTACTGCCTTGAGAATCTTTTCTTTATCATATCCAAGCATCTCTAAAGCATAGTCTGTAAGTCCTGCAACTGTTTTTTCTTTCATGTATTCTCACCTCCTTACGTTTCAATCAATCAGCTCCCTTCCGTTCTGGCAGCCTTGGTTCAAGAAACTTATCGGTTCCAACAGATAATGCTCCACAAATTAATTCGTATTCATCGAAATCTAATTTGCGATTTCCATTGAGAGAAAGATTGAGCTTTTGAACAGGAATACCAGTTTTGTTGGCAACGAATGTCTGTGTTATGCCGTTATTCTCAAGGTATGACTTGATTTTCTTACCAACACACATTTTCAATTCTCCTTTCTATTTAAGTTTCGTTCCTATCGAACAATTACAGTATAGCTTCGAAATGTTCGAATGTCAAGAATAAATTTCGAGAAAATCGAAATTATTTTATTGACAGTTCGAAATTTCTATATTATTATTAATCATGAAAGGAGGAAATCGATAATGACATTTGGCGAGAAAATCAAGCAAGCCAGAACAGCAAAGAAATTAACTCAGAAACAACTCGCAGAAAAAATCAATGTAAAACACAATTCAATTAGTGACTGGGAAAAAGATAAGTGCAAACCAGATATGGACACTATCGAACTTCTATGCGGCGCTCTGGAAGTAACACCGACATATCTCGTGGGTTCTAAAAGCGATGACGATTATGCAACCATAATTGGAAACCTTATGTCAGAACCTGACGTCTTAGACTTTATCGAGGAATATAAAGCACTCGATAAAGAAGATAAGAAAGCAATAAAACAAATAGTTTCATCATTAAACAAAAAGAGCAAGGGTTAATCCCCTTGCTTCTTTGATTTTAGATATTTGATAAGAATCGTATAGACAAATTTTAACTTGCCCTCATTATCACATTTTTCAACCATCTCAATAATCTCTTTCTTATAATCCATAAATAGCCCTCCCTGTCGCAACTGCCGCCTACATTACAGTATATGTCCGGTTTGTGGGAAATATAACCGAACATTAGTTCGCTTTTGCTATTATACCACCTATTCCGACTCTTGGCAACTGCCAATGATATACATGAACTTTCGTTATTTCATACACGAACTTTGCAATCTCAAAGGAAATTATGCTTTCACAGAAGAAAAATGCGAGATCACAAACTTTTCTGTGGACTTCCCTCAGATTATGGTTCGGCGCAGACTTCTCCTGATATGCGGCACTGGTGATCTGCACATCATTGTGATTGTTCGGGACAATCTTTAGCGGAATATGTATCGTGCAAAATATCTTAAATATAATTAGGAAGAATGCAAATATCTTAAAACAATTATTTTTCATAACGAATCACTCTTATCCTTTACAAATCATGCTATCTGCGATAAAATAATAATACCACATAAAAGCGTACTTTTGCATGACACTTCAAAATCAGCAAGAAAAATGTAAAAATCATCAAAAATGGCATGATTTAAAGAGTATGTGTAAAGCGTAACAGGAGGAAAAAATGTATGAGTAATGAAAAGACAAAAATCTGCAAGCACTGTAAAATGGAGATCCCGGCAGGAGCAAAGATATGTCCTCATTGTAGAAAGAAACAGGGCGGCAAGCTGAAATGGGTAGTTCTGGCAGTCGTTGTTATCGGAGCTGTGGGTGCGGCTTCTGGCGGAAGTTCTGACACAAAAACCACAACCACTTCTACTGCAAAAACAGAATCCAAAGAAGTAGCAACACCTACACCAGTAAGCTATACCTCTGTATCTGTAAACGATATGATGTCTGCTTTGAACGATAACCCGCTTGGAGCATCAAAGCAATACAAAGACCAGTATTTAGAAATCACTGGAAAGCTTGGAAATATTGACGCTTCTGGAGACTACATTGACCTCATGGCAGATGGTGATTTTGAAATCATTGGCGTACAATGTTACATTAAAAATGATGAGCAAGAGTCAAAAGTTACATCTATGAAAATGGGTGACATGGTGACTTTGAAAGGAAAATGTACAGACGTAGGTGAAGTTCTTGGATATTCATTTGACATTGAAGAAATAGAATAAATAAAACCACCCCGGCATTGGCGTACCGAGGTGGCATTTATACATCTCCGAAGAAATGTAATATTCTGGCAAAACATATTGTATCATCTTCGGAGCAGTCGGGCAAGTCAGAAAGTTTGTTCGGCTGTTATTTTTATACCTAAAATACAGCTACAGAAAGAGGGAATAAAAATGGCGAAGAAAAGAAAGAAATACCCGAAGCTCCCTAACAGTTTCGGAACAATACGGTACCTAGGTGACAATCGTAGGAATCCATTTGCGGTCCATCCTCCGGCAGTACTGGATGAAAAGACCGGAAAGCCCGTCCGCCCGCCTGCAATCTGCTATGTAGACGACTGGATTAAAGGATTTACTGTACTGACCGCATACAAGGCAGGAACATATCAGTCAGGGATGGAACGGGATCTTGAGATATCACCTGCAACGGACGTAGATACCCTAATTACTCGTTTGATTGCTGACTACAATACAATCAAGGGTGTCGAGGATAAACACCCGGAAATCAAGAAATTGACGTTCTCAGAGGTATATGAGAAGTTTTACGCATGGAAGTTTCCAGAGGGTTCAAAACTTTCTTATAGTTCAAAGATAGCTTACCAGACCGCTTACTCAAACTGCACGGCTCTGTATAATCGTGTATTCGAGGATTTAAAAGCACCTGATCTGCAAAAAGTCATTGATGGCTGCCCGTTAAAGCGTCAGAGCCTCATGGCAATTCTTACACTGTTCAAGCAGATGTATAAATATGCTGTTTACTCAGAAATTGTAACGGAAAACAAGGCGTTATATGTCCATGTCAATGCTGATAATGACACCGAACATGGAACACCATTTTCTGATCAGGAGATGCAAGTGCTATGGAATAATGCCAACGATCCAGAAGTGCAGCTCATTCTTATTATGTGTTACTCCGGCTGGAGAATCGGTGAAGTGTTAAAACTTACAACCAACTTAGAAGAAGGATACTTTCAAGGCGGCATCAAAACAAAAGCCGGTAAAAACAGAATTGTCCCAATACATCCCGCTATATACCATTTTGTCGAACAGAAAGTGCTGACACAAGATGGAAAATTATGCGTGTATACTCAGCAGCATCACAGAAAAGCGTTGTTCTATCCTACACTGGAACGTTTAGGAATAGTCGGTGATCCGAAGCACACTCCGCATGACTGCCGGCATACATTTTCTGCCCTGTGTGAAAAATATGGAGTCAGGGAGAACGATCGTAAGAGAATGCTCGGTCATTCATTCGGCGGTGATGTTACAAACGCCGTTTACGGTCACCGGACATTGGAAGAACTCCGAACAGAGATTGAGAAAATAAAAGTCCCATTTGTGACTAACTGTGACTAACGGAATCTTATTTTATCAATTTTATTCATCACAATTCAGAACATAAAAACGCGTGAAACCCTTGTAAAATTAACATTTTCAGCGATTTTACAAGGAATTCACTCATTTCATTTTCATTATTCTAATTGTATTCAATTAGGGAATTAATTAGAACTATGCAAATGTCAGAAAGTCCTTTAAATACAGTACTTTAGAGGATATTTAATTAGGAAATATTTTTTTGTTTGTGACTAACGTGTGTCCAACGAACTAATAGGATTTACAAAACGAAATGATACAATATGTTATAAGAAGCATGATTCCCGGGGTACTATCCCCGGGAGCTTTTATTTATAAATTTTTGAAATTCTGGTAAATACGCCCTTCGGGACAAACTCAAATACGAACCCATCATCATTCGGGTACGGGATTCTGACGAAGTACCATTTCAGCCCGGAACTGTCAGTTTCTGTGTACTTCATTACCTCTACAATCGCACCTTTTTTCAGCTTCGGAAACAGTTTAGATGGGTTATTTTTGTTTGATTTTGTATAACATTTTGTGTCTTTTTTAATCTGCGCAATGTAGGCTCTTGTGTTCTGCTTTTTGACTACATCAGAGTCCGAAGTTGATGCTGTATTAACTAAACTATAGTTTGGAGTGCAGAATTTTGTTCCCGGAAGATTACTATTATAGTAACTTTTCTGGCACACGCCACCGCCATTTGCAATGATTGTAGAGCCACCAGAAGTATTCCCTTCGACTGTCCAGAACTGATCTCCTGACACCTTAATTACAATTCCAGTGTGCGCGAACACTCCGTTTCTATAAAAAATAACAATATCCCCAACTTTTGGATTGCTGTTCAAAGTAAATAAATCCGCCATTGTCGGACAGTATACATAAGGCCAGTGTTTTAAGAGTTCCTTTGCTTTCTCCTGTCCAAAAGATTTCATGAAGCACCAACTCACAAAGCCGGCACACCATGGCTGTCCTTGATAATCTGGCTTAATATCTCGCCAGTATTTCGTATAATTATTTTCTCCGGCATTTGCCGTCTTACTATCAAGCTGACTATTGCTTGCTTTTTCAAGATATCCAACTTCGTTCTTTGCGATCTGGATTAATTTGTCAATTGCATTCATGCTCTTGTCCTCACTTTCTGGAAAATATGTCTTTAATGCGTTATAAACAAATCTCTGCCTGTCCTTATATGCTCCGACTTGGTTTCCCGTATCGGTCTGGCAGGCTGCATAGAGATTATCGAGCGTATATGGTTTCTTAGTCTTTGCCAGAATCCTCGTTACTGCTCCCCGCCCACCTTGGTGCCTAAAGTTCACACACATAGCTTGTGCTCTGGCGTCAGCAACGCCCTGTTTAAGGGCTTCATCTGCATAAGTGGCTAATTGTTCATCCATAAGGCCGTCTTGGCATTTAACGCCTGTTTTGGACGATATGAGCCGTACGATTAAATTTGCAAACTGGCTGTTTCTGGAAATATTAAAACAAGACCAATCTGCCTCCTGCACCTGCTCCCATAATCCGATATTATCCAGTCGGTTCCATGCTTCCGTATCTGCATCATGAATCCGCTTTAAAAGCGTTTGCGCTTCGGCTGCGTACCACTGTCCGGCACCGATTGTAATTGCGTGTTCTTCAGAAGAATTGGTGTAAGCTTCTGTGAAGTCCGAATAATCCTGCTGTCCGTAAACCTGTCCACCGGTTTCGACTGCATAAATAATCTTTCTGAGAACTGCTTTTTGTTTATCTGTCATGTAAGAAACCTCCTAGATTTTGCTGTATATATTATGTTTTACTGTAGCAAGCTTGCTTTTTCTACCGTCCCATCCTCATTCAGCACATAACCGTCCTCTTTAAGTTTCTTAATCACCTTTGCGTTCCACAGCTCAGGAACATCCATCCATTTCTTTAATCCGTTGATAACTCTTTCTTCAAAGAATTTAACCATTATTCTCACCTCCAATTGTCGCAACTAATGTAGCCAGTTCATCAAGTGCCGAATCATGTGTTGATACAAGTTCAGCCAGACCATCAATCCCATCACCATTAATTAGAATCTTGCGATTAGATTCTGTATTAAGCATCTGCATGACAAAATCCAACTTTTCAGACATGTCATTCAGTCTGTTTGAAACTCTGTTAATTGCTTTGTAGATATTTGTAATTTCTTTTTTATCCATATGCACCTCCTGTTCTTAGCCATTCGGCTATAAATAATTCGTTAATTTGCTAGGATTTTAGATACATAAGCAAGGGACAATGCCACCAGTGTTACTGGCACTGTCGGCGTTCGCACTCCCGCCTCTGCCCACACCACAGAAGGAATCGCTGCCGCTAGAGTAAGGCGAACGTGTCCAATACTGGCCAGATACATAGGTACTACTATAACGTGGTTTCTTATATCTGTTTGCAGTCGCATTCTTGAAATATTGATACTGTTTTCCTTCTCCTGCAAAAGAATGCGTTGTACTGCCAAAAATCTCAATTTCAGAAGGTAAAAACGCATAGTCGTTAGATGTTTTAATTGTGTTACTTTGGCTACCTTCCGAAGTCAGTTTTCTAACTTGTTTCATCATATTCTGAATATAAGTAGGTAAACATTTCTTGTACACATTATTGCACCATGTATGCCTATCGCAGTACCCCCAACCACCGCTATTCGTGTTTGAACTGTTCATATAACCACATTCATGTGATGTATCATAAGAACTATTATATTCTGTCGTAGTGTCTAAATACAGCATACGTTCTGTCTGAATTGTAATAGCAGCTTTGGTCTTGCCATTGATAGCAGTCACTAAATCATCATGTTCGATTCCGATAATTACATAAATGTAATCATTCGCTTTGTGCGACTCACTTACGCCCGTTGCAGCCATTGCGTTGTGATGGATTGTTCTCTTGTCACCAACCGCCCAATAATCACCAATGTTGATTTTACCTGCGTAATGTGCTTCAATCATCTTTTCAATTTCCGCATCTGTTCCATCAGCAAATGCGACAATCTTTAAATCCTCTGGCTCTCCGAGGAGTCTGTTTCCTGCATCGTAGTTGTATACGCCATCGGTAGAATATGGGAACAGTGCGAAGTAATATTTCTTGCCATTTGTCAGCCCTGTGACTGTATATCCTGCGGTTTTGTATTTGTCACGAACTGTATTATCAACCACAAGCGTTCCGTCATCTGGGTTTGCAGGATAACCTGTTTTTTTCATTACAAGTTTTGTACCAGCCCATGTAGAGAATGTTGAACCATTGATTACTGTGTTTTCAGGGTCTTGCCACTTGATCGTGACAGATGCGTTTGCGTTCTCAATACTTGGATTGTTTACGGGTTTGGGAGTGACGGTTGTGCCACCGCCTTTTGCGTGGAGTGTTCCGTCTGCATCTATGAATGTTGTCTTGCCATCAGGTTTGACCTTACCAAGAGTTTCGGTTGTAGCAATCGGGACAGTCGCATCACTTCCTTTGTCTCCCTTAGGACCTTTGATGTTTACTGTTTCAGGATTGGCAACTCCATCAGCATTACTCCAGCTCAAATTTCCGTCGGTGTCTACGTCTGGCACGAATGTAGTGCCCTTGTCTCCTTTAGGCCCGGCATCTCCAGTCTCTCCCTTTTCTCCTTGTGGTCCAACATCTCCTTTTGCGCCCGTATCGCCTTGCGGCCCGGTAATATTTACTGTCTGGGGGTTTTCAAGTCCTCCGTCATTACTCCAGCTTATATTCCCTTTGCTGTCTACAACAGGAGTGAATGTGATTCCTCGCGCACCAGTATCTCCTTGCTCGCCTTTTGGACCAACTGGGCCTTGCTCGCCTTGCGGCCCGGTATCACCTTTTAGACCTTGTGCCCCCTGCTCTCCTTTTTTTCCAGGGTCTCCTTTTACGCCTTGCGGTCCCGGGTCACCCTTTGGGCCTTGTGGACCAATTGGTCCCTGCGGTCCTTGTGGCCCTTGAATCTTGCCAGCATTGTTCCAATTTGTGCCGTCAAAAACCCACATTTCTCCATTTATTAAATACGCGTCGTTCTTCTCTGCGCTCAAGGGGAGGTCTGCCTCAGATTCTTTTGTGCCAAGGATATTAAGAGATGTTCCATCATTTCCTTGTTCACCTTTTTCTCCTCGTGGACCCTGCGGACCCACTGGTCCGACATCTCCTTTATCACCTTTGGGACCCTGCGGTCCTCGCGGGCCTATAATGTTTCCAACATTTTCACTATCGCCATCTGAAAATGTTATTGTCAAATTTCCATCTGTGTCGATACTAACCGCCGTGATAGAGATGCCCCTTAGCGATTCTTTCTGCTCAGGTGTCAGCGATTCAAATGCTACGGTGCCATCCACGCCCTTTTCTCCCGGATCACCTTTATCTCCTTTTTCACCTTTTGGACCCTGTGGACCAGTAGGACCCTCTGCGCCTTTTTCTCCTCGCTCTCCTTTTTCACCTTTGGGTCCTTGTGGACCAACAAATTCTCCGGCATTAACCATCTCTGAAATATCCTCAATGGAACACAACCGTCTTACATCATTAGCTGCAAACGCAATGTATAAGGCTTTACCGGATGGAACGGACGGGTCATTACCAAGGATTGCAACAGGTTCCCCCGGGCGAATTTTTGACGTGTCAAAATCAGTGTACATGCCGCGCCGGAATTGTATTGTATATGTATCAGCCATATCAAACTCGCCTCCTTATAAAAGGAAATTATTTTTTATATAATTCTTTATGGAATCAAGATTTTTCTGTACATCGTCATTCATTACAAGGAAATTACCTTTATTATTCTGGCTAATAATACTTCCTGTATTCTCATCTACTTCTGAATAAGTATAGGCAATGCGACTTCCTTCTCCGGTGCTAAGATTCATGAAACTTGTTAAAATCTTCTTCATAATGCTACCTCCATCTGGTTGATTATATTTGCTCTATCATTGATAAGCTCTGACTCATAATTTGGTTCCGAGACCTCTGTTTCTTCTGACTCATAATTTGGTTCCGGGATTTCTATATCTCTTGCGTCTGTATAAGCCGTATCTCCCGGATCAGTAAATCGCATATGCTCATATTGAGCCTGTCTTGCTTTGATTTCGAACGAAAATTTAAGTCCCGGAGTTCCTTTTACAATAAAATAATTTTGCTCTTTCCCAGCCACCCAGCAGTCACCTTCTCCTTCTCTTTGCAAGAACACATAATATTTAATGCCGGCATTTGCAGATTCCTGAAAGATATCATCTATGTCAATCATACAAGTCCCGTCATCCGATATTACAGATTCACCGATATCTCCAAAGAATGGGGTTGGCATTTCATAGCAGTAAAAGAGTTGCTCATCGTAGTCAGCTGTTGATACCGATCTCGATTTTGTTCCACTTACTTTCAGCTTCCCTCTGATAGAAGCATCCGCAAGGTCTGTTCCCGTTCCGATGCTATAGAAATGTCCAGTGGCCTCTATATGTGTGCCTGCTGTGACTTTTTTTGATGCCGAAACACTGCCCGCCGAAACACTGGTATCAACCGAGACCGAGCTTGCGTGTACAGTTCCCGTATAGAGATGAATTCCTCTAATTCGTGTTCCATACAACGTCCCGTACCCCGGCACGTATACTCCTGAATTCGTCTCTGAATAGATTTCTCCAGTTGAAGCATCTAGCGTTACTTCTCCATACGCACCACTTGCCGAAAGCTTTTGATAGCCAACTTTCCATCCTGCTAGCTCACCTGTATTAATATAATCGGCATTCATGTATACATTGCCATTCGATAAATACAGACCTTTATTATTGCTGTTATCGCTTAACACATCAATAATTTCTTGTTTAGACATCTTCCCTATGTCAAGATTACCAAGCACATTGTCTGTATAGCGATTCGCATTCGATAACGCTGTCGAAGCTTTATCTTCCGCAACACTATATATTGTATCACCGTTTGTTAACACAAATGTATTAGGCCTGAGCGTAACATTTCCGTAGTTATCAATCGCAAATGTTGATGTTCCAGAACTGTTTGTAACGTTGATGTTCTTCAGATTAATCAAACCAGCTGAAATCTGGCCGGACTTAATATAAGAAGCATTTATGTACAGATGCCCGTTCTGCATATAAATTCCCTCTTGTTTACCGTTATCCGTTAAAGCGTTAAAAACTCTTTCAAAATTGACAATTTTTTTAGCATCCAGTTCCTGCCAAGCGCCATCAGTCCCAGAAAACATATATACCTGGCTTGTAGAGAAGTTCATGAAAATCGAGCCGTCATGCTTTTTATATTCTTCACTTTTCCACTCAGATGCCGGATAGTTCTGCAATGTTGGTACATACGTGCCATAATAGTTCGGGACAGTTACATTGTTTTGAACTGCCTCGTCCGCAATGTCCTTAGCGATCTGTTCAATAGTCCTGCTTTTTAACGTAAAGTTTTCAACTTCTAGCGTGACGGCACCTGTATCAGCGTCTATTCTTAATGTAACATTTCCGTTATTATCTTTTGCTGTAAAACCTCTTGTATTAATCCATTCGGACTGGATTCCAATAGCATACAGGATGTTCAGAACAGCATCCCCATTACTGTCAAAGCCTGCTTTCCAAGTCTGACCGCCATCCACAGATAAGAAGAATCCATCAACACTTGTCTTATAGATTACTTTAGAATCAGCAAGTGTAGGCTTGTCGTGACGATATGATACCGTCGATCCGTCTGCCTGAACTTCTTCTGTATAGTAGAATCCAAGGGTGTTGGCTGCAAGTTCATTCATCTGTTTGAGCTTTATGTCATAGGCAGATAGTTTCTTTTCTATATCTTTCTTTGATTGCTCTACCGCTGCTTGCTGTTCACCAATAAACTCGCTTGCGTCTTCTTCAGCACTCTTTGCACTACAGCTCCATGATGTTGAACCACCAAACACAAATTCTACATTAGTTGCAAACGATCTAAAAACACGATTTTTTGTATCAATAAATTCAACTGGATCGCCGAAAGTGGCGTATCCGTTGGCAATTCCGTCACATGAGAAAGGACGCATTCGCAAACCGATTAATTGATTTCCAATAGCTTCGACTCCTACCTGTGCATTTCCTGACAGCAACTGATTATCAATAGTAATTACATAGCCGTCCTGACCCGACATATATTCGGTCTCATCTTTTACATATTTGACACCTGTTACAATAACATCGTCTACGTCATATTGTAGATTCTGAATTGAAAATAACGCGTGATAATCGTTATTGCTTAACGTACCACCATCAACCACAGTGCCTGTCGTCCACGGATTAAGCGTACCACCATCCAAATCATCACCATTTGTCCAGTTCTTTACTGTTCCACCATCGTAAATAGCCGTATTGGTAAATGCCTTATTAAACGTAATAATTCTAAGCAAATCATTCTCATCTATTCTTGCATTTCCACCGGCTATCCCGGCACACATTCCGATTACTGTACGGTATGTCGCATTAGATGGTGCTTGTTGAATTTGAAAATCTGCATTTGGAAACACTGCATCTCCAAGAGTAATTCCACATTGCTGACAGCATTCTGAGAGCAGTTCCTTGACAGTGCAAGGAAAAGATAAATTAGAATCATACGTCTTATCAGCGTTATGCATTTTGTCTAAGAGAGAAAGGCTTATTTCACTTGCTGTTGCAGGCTTTTTCGATACAACATAAGTACCTCTTTTTATAGTTTCTATCCTGTCAGATAACTGCACATTGAGAAAGATAACAAACCTTGCAGCATTAAAATTATATCCGTCAAAGCGCCCGTCATCATTTACTAATGATAAACTTGCCGTTTTTTCTACTGCTACACCCACCGGAAAGTCCCCAGAGTCTGCTGAATCTACAAGACTATTTCCAGACAAGTAAAAATCTTTTTTGCCTAATTTAAGAGTTGTGCCATTTGACAATGTAACATTTGCTGTCACGTAGTAATTCCTGTTTGTAAGAGATTCTTTTTTTAACTGAGTAGATACATTTATCAAATCGGCTCAATCCTCCTCACATTAATAGACAAATCTGTCCACTTTTCTTCCCCGTCTTTCAGAGTTTGCGCAGCCATGTTAAAATTCGATGCATAGAATGTTCTGTCTACCCATCTTCCCGGAATAGTTGGGTCTTTATGGTGGAATGTGAATTGGCTTTTGTTAAGCACAGTATTTAGTATGGTTGCTATTTCAGCCCACGAAAGTTCACCCCATTGCATGTCATACCCACCAATCGTTCCCATTGGTGTATTATGCATGATTAAATCCTGACTTCTTTTAGAGTCTTCTGTAGAAGTGGTTGCGAACACCGGTTTGTAACTATCCGGTGCTCTTATAACAACATTGTCTATTCTAAACTGTTCCTGTGCCATATTCTTCTCCTTATGCTAACTCAAACGGGTTCTTCCCGTTCCGGTTTCTTCTCATTTCGGCTTCACTGATAATAATATCTAACAGTTTTCTACCAGATGCATTGACTGTGACATTGTAAGTATTTCCGCCTCCCTGTCCTTTCCCTGATTCTTCCCGGACGATCTGGCGCAACAGGCTCTCCGGCGCTTCCAGGTTATTGCCTTTTTTCTGATCACCTAGTACTGCGAGGAATTCTGACCTTGGTGGAATAACTGCACCACTGGCCAGATATGGGATGGTTCCGATACGTGGAAATGTTGCATGAAATCCAATAGTCTTTGAACCAAACGGTGTTGGAACAGTCCAAGGCCCGAAAGAGAAAGCAGATTCAATTCCACCAATTGCATTATTAATCATCCCAACTGCATTATTAACAATGCTGATTGCCTGATTAATCGGAGCTTTAATGAAATTAACAATACCTTCAAATGCAGATCTGACTGCATCTCTGGCGGCATTAAACTTATTAGTGATAGCATTTTTTATCGCTTCTACTTTATTAGACACGAACGTAGCTACGTTTTCCCATGTTTTTGATGTCTTGTTCTTTACGCTGTCCCATACGCCTACGACTTTAGTTTTAATTGCATTAAATACTGTGCTGGCTGTGGATTTAAGAGAGTTCCAAAGGCCAGAAAGTGTCTTTTTGATTGCGTTCCAGATTGTTGAAGTCAATGCTTTAATCGCATTCCAAGCAGTGCTGATGATACTCTTTATTATACTCAACGCGCCTTTTGTTACGGTTTTAATTACCTCCCACGCACCTGACACAACATCTTTGATAAAACTCCATGCTCCATCCGCAATCTCTTTTATTCCCTGCCAAGCCAGTTCCCAGTCTCCCGTGAAAACGCCGACAAGAAAATCAATGATTCCGCTCAGCGTGTCTGTTACATCACCAATAATTTTAATTAATGATTCCAAGACTTTTATTGCTGTGGTTCCTACAACGTCAATTATCTTTGCCACAACCGGAAGCAAATTTGCGATTATCCAGTTAATCAAAGGCACTAACACTGACTCCCACAGAAGTTTCAGAGAATCAATGAGTTTTCCGAGGAATGTTTCTATCTTTAAAATCGCATCCCCTAACGGTCCCTCTAATAGCCCTTTGAACTGTTCTGCCAGTCCTTGCAAAACAGGAAGAACGTACGTGTTATATCCAGTTATCAGAGTTCCAAATATGCTTGATAGTCCATTTGCTATAGAATCAAAGAGCGGCTTTACGTGTTCATCGTATAACCTCGATATTGCGTCACTAAGGTTTTGAACAACTGTTAAGACCCCACTTGTTACAGTTTCTATTACTCCGAGGCTACCCTCGATTGCGGACTTTAAAATGTCCTTGTTGTCGATAAAAGGCTGCGCAATCATGTTAAGGATATCTCTGCCAAGTTTTGCAGCCGTTTCTGTAAGAACCATTCCGATTTCAGCAAAGATTCCGATTAAATCCGAAGTAATCTGCTGTGCGGTTTCTCCACCAAAAACTGAGAAAACATCCGCGAAGGCGACTGCAAGATTCCCTGCGATTTGCGAAATTTCAGAGCCGATATTGAACATATCTATCAGATAGTTCTTTATTCTTTGCGTGTTCTGCTTTAAAAACTTTTCAATTCCGCCTATAATGTTTTGCGCAATTGTCAATCCAATTCTGGCAAATGAACCGGCAACTTGTCCAATTGCATATGCAAATGAATCAAGAAAATTATTTGCTGCTTTAGTAACTTCTGAATCAGTAAAGATATCCTTTAAAGATTTCCATATGGAATCGAGATCCTTTTTTATTCCGTCAAAAATTGGCTCGTAATCTCCTAATCCATCCCAGAATCCTTTTGCAATTAACTTAGCCAGCTGCTTAAATCTGTCGATTATCTTTTTTAGCGGTTTTGACATCTTATCAAGAACCGTCTCGCCCTCTGCTACCTTTCCGTAATCAACATTTTGTACAGCATCTTTCATCTGATCTGCAAGTCCGCCAGTTGCGCCCGGTACTTTTGACGATGAATCCGCACTTTTATCCGTTGAGTAATTATTTATTTCGTCGAGAGGACTAAGATATCCTTTTGCCGCCTTAGTGGCTTTCTTAGTTGCGTCTGCTGTATCATTTGTTGCATCTGCCAGCTTTTCGGCATTGTCGGCAGCATTTCCATATTGGTCTGCCGTATCAGCTATTGCATCTGTCCCGGCAAGACCTGCGCCACTTGCACCTGTCTGACCAGAAGATTTTTTCCCGGTGATTAACTCCGTAAATGACTTGAAGGCATTCGCCAGAGTTGCCAGTTTGCCCAGTAAAATATTAATAACTCTCAAAACGGGAGTGAAGAGATTGATTAATCCCTGTCCGACTGTTGCCTTGAGAGATTGTAACTGCAGCTGCATCACTCGCACTTGGTTCGCCCATGAGTCAGATGTTCGAATGAAATCACCAGATGCGGTAGATAGCTGTTTCTGCACAAAAGCCAAACGAAGAGCCACTTTCTCCTGTTCTGTCATTTCAGATGTGGTTTTGCCGTAGCCGTTTGCAAGTGCGTACTGGTCAAGTGCCGACTGAGTCATTACCACGCCGAGGTCCTTGAGTGTTTCCGTTTCACCTGTAAACACTGATTTCAGTTTGATATAGGCTAAGTCCTGACTGATGTTGTAAAATGATGCTACGTCACCAGTCAGCTGTGTCAGAGCTGTTGACATGTCGTAAGCCTGTGCTTCGGAGAAACCGAACGACTTAGACATTGCTCCGAACGTTCCGACATACTGTTTTGCCATGGTTTCTGACAGTCCGGCAGAGGTCATAGCATTCTTTGCAAATTCGTTTACCTTGTCCGACATGGTTGTGAATGTAACATCGACCACGTTCTGCACTTCGGCAAGGTTAGAGCCGAGTTCTACGCATTCCTTACCGAACTGCGTCAGTTTTCCAATCGCAAATGCTCCGCCAATCAGTACGCCTATTTTTTTTACTACGCTGCCAAGTCCGTTAAAAGACTGCCTGATTGCTGATACGCCGTTTTGCACGCCTGATGTGTCCATTCTGGTATCAATAATGACTGAGCCATCAGCAGCCATGTGTCCACCTCCTAACTATTTGAGGTTTAACATCTCATTCAGCTTATCTTTATAAGCTTGCTCCTCGTCGCTGAGACGTGTTTTTATGTCAATTATGTTTTTATTCTCTTGATAGAATTTCTTTTCCCATTTATCGAACTTTTCGCCCTTTGCTTTTTTTGACCGGATTCCAACTACGGTGTTGAACAGGCACTCGCCAGATTCCATAAAGTATCCAAAAAACGTCCACCAGTGCATATAAGGTACTGATCTGATTTCTTTACCAGCAACCTTGTTCACAGCCGGAACGATCATATCTCCATCCTGTTCCCAGTCCATCAAGCGGGGTTTAGGCTTATTCGGACTATCGTTAACTTGACCACAGTCAATAAACTCGCAAGCTTTCTGACAAGCTTCTGCAAGATATTCCGGGGGCATGCTTTGCCAGTCCTCAAACAGAATCTGTAACATAACAACAGCTTTCGCCTGTTCGTCCAAATCTGGGTCATCCATGGCGACCAGAATATCAATAATTACTCGAAAATCCGTCCTGATAGAAAAATCCACCCCACTGATATTTAGTGAGGTGGGTAACTCATAGGCGGTCATTTTGTATACTTCTCCGTGTACTTATTGACCACTTCCTGCATTTTTTTCTTTCTCTTTTCAATTTCCGGAGTAAGTGCTTCATTGATTTTGTCCAGAACGATATAGGCAAACACCTGACCATTTCCAAAAACAGTTGTTGCGGTAATTGGTTCTTTGAATAAATCCTTAGATGCTTCGTATCCGAGCATATAATTGATTTTGTCCTCGATCTGCTTATTAATCTCCGCCATCTCTTTACCGGAAGAGACATTTTTAACAGATTCCTGAGCCTGTTCAAAGAAAGTTTCCAATTCTTCCGCTCTTGCTGCAATGTTGATGTCGGTAGGATTCAGTTTGAATGAAGAGAACACTTCACCCTGCTTGTTCGTGAATGTGAAAAGAAGAAATCCATCATCAATGTTTGTATTAATTGTTTTTGCCATTTTCTATGCCCTCCTAAAAAAATTATTCGCTGTCAGCTGTAAATGTGCCGGAACTGATATCAAATTTTCCTTTTACTCGTTCGCCGGTATAATTGACGGTAAACGGAATCTGATAGCCAGATGTATCACCGCCGTAGGAGGTCGGCACAACGTAGCAGTCCTGCTGATATGCTTCATACTTGCCTGCTGTAGCTTCCGTCCAGAGATGGACCTCAACTGCTTTTGTTTTGAGATTATCGTCTTTGTATCTGTTGTCTACGATCTTCTGCAATGCTGTGAACAGATCAGAAGTAGTGTCTGCATAGAATGGATCAGCGTCAGAAGAAACTTCGTAGCCGTTATGTTTGAATGTGGATTCTCCAAGAATGTTTTTAGAGGTTTCGGTGTCTGGATTGAGTTCAACATTGTACTCTTCCAGATCTTTTCCAAGACGTTCATACTTCGGTGTCAGTCCTCCGCAGAGGGAGCCTGCGTCGATATAATGAGCCATATATTTACGGTCAATTTTTCCTGTAACTGGCATAGAAATGTCCTTTCTGCCTATAACTTTAAAAGGCTGTGTAGGTTAGCGACTATCTCCAATTGATAGCCGGTTGTTACTTGTTATATTACTTCATAAGTGTTTTCGTAGCGTACCGATAATGGCAATAGCCAATCCTGTACGCCACTCTCCTGCGGTTCTAAACCATAGGAGTTATCACGGGTGATACGTTTTATCACTCGCCCCTGTGAAAGCTCAGGAAACGTGTTTAAGCGTGTCTCAGAGCCATTTATGATAACTGGTTCTCGACATATCCATTTACCGAGACTGTCCAGGAACTTCTGAACAGATAACTTCTGCCGTTCTTTGTCGGATGCCGTGCGGTAAACCACATAAAACGGATACTGGCATACCTGATGCATTACACCGCATACATCTTCCTTTTCTGAATAGATCAAAGCTCCGTTGTCTGCCGAGAAAGCGATTCCGGATTCTTTGCCGAGTTCCTCAAATTTGATTGTTTCATTTTCATACAATCCGGGATACTGGTTCAGAAGTGCTCTCATGGCATCTGTCAAAATTTCATATCCGGTTGCATCCTTACCGATAGGCTTATCTGCCATGACTGCCACCTCCTGCCTGTGCTTTTACTTTGCGAATCCATGTACTGCCGTATTGTCGTTTTGCGGCATCAAACCAATGGGCTTGTGCCTGTGGGTGCGCCTGTCTGGTGTATTCAAGATTCTCTTTTGCCGCTGTCCGACCGGAAAACTGACTAACAAGGACTTTCTTCGCATACTGCCGAGCGTAAGGGCTTCCAGTCAGCTCGTCCACCATCGTTTTTCCCATATAAAGAAATCTGCCATAAGGTTCTGCCGCCGCACAAACAAAGCCTGTGCCTTGCATAGAGGAGCTTCTTGCCCTTGTCTTATTGATAAAGTCTCCTGAAATCATCGGCATAAACGGAATCATACTGTCCATAACCATTCCATCAAGTAGATACTGCGCTTCTTGATACTGTCTGGAGAATCTATCCATATTCAGTTTGATTTTCATATCTCCGTCAACTACGGAGAATCCTTTGAAATGATGAATTTTGCTCATATTACTTACCCAAAATTTCAAAATGCGGAATCAGTGTATATGGACCGCCTACACTGGTAATCTTGAACACGTTATCCTTATTCTCATTCATGTACTGGTAGAATCCGTTTCGGTAATCACTTTCAGTGACTGTTCCACCAGTCCACTCACCCTCCCAGAAGAACGATTCATCTGAGAATGTGATAGTGTCTTCCAGAGCGTTGTTAATCTGCCTTTTCCACTCTTTAACTGGCATCCATGGAAGAATCTTGCCGTCTTTATCAGTAATGGTTATGTCGCCGTTCTGGACAGTGTATCGAACGTGTAACTGTGCGTTGTCTGTTGCGTCTGGCCCGTACTTCTTAAGGATTGCCCCCTTATCCGTAATAAGGTCAACGCCGGATAAAACATGAGGATACCAGTACGCATCTCCTGTTGTCGGACTCTCATAATAATTGAAAATCGTCAAAGTTTTTTCGTACATGATACCCTCTCCTTAATTATTCTTTCTGCACTGTCTGCTTAATAACCTGATTTACACCAGTGGCCGACAATCCATTAAACATACCGACTGCAACCGCCGTGATATAATCCGTTGCCGGGAAATCCGGGATAATTCCCATTCCGACTGCTCCGAGAATCCCGCCAGTAACCGCCATGATTACTGGAATCCATTCATCAGAGATTCTTTTTGATGCCTTACAGCCCATTCCTACAATGTAGCAGATCATAACGATTGCTATACATGAGCCAAGCGTTGAAATGTCCATAATCATACCTCCAAATCAACTTTTTCCATAACTGCCCTTGCTTCCAGAACAGCAATATAATCCGTCATTACTCTTACCTGCATATTGTAAGTGCTTCTCGGACAAGTAGGAGTAAATGGGAGTTCTCCTTTATCCCATTTTTCAAGCATGTTCGCAAGTTTCTTATATCGAATAACCACCTGCATATACTCTGCCTTAAAGCGTTCCTTGTAATCTGCACTATTCATCATTTCAACGGTCTGTTTTAATTCCATCATTTCTATCACACTCCTGCATACAATACTGGTATTCCATCATCCGTCCTTACTCCCATCAGAAGTGGCAAAGCTGTCTTAAGAAGCAAGTCGTTCGTTTTCTGCACATCTCCGGCGGCGGCATATACCGCACTCCATTCCTTCGCACTCGCCCCAATCTGCTGCGGGGTTGCGTAAGAGATGGATTCACTGCCAGATGATACAGATGTTACAATGCCTGTCGAGATGTTCCCGACATTTATGTCGGGAACATTTGCCGATGCCTGATTAATTGCATTCTTTTCGGCAAGCTCAATCTGATACATTAATTCAGCCAATGAACAGACTGCCTTTTTGATGCGCTTCTTCGCGCGTTCGTTTGTTGGCAGTCCGTCCACCAACCTATCGGATGTCATCAAATCCACGAAATCACTGGCTCTTTCCGCCAGCCGTGGAAAGTCGGTTTCTGGCACGACATTGCCGAATGATTCTGTATAGAATTTATAATCTGCATAAGCCATGCCAGTTACCTCCTACGTTTGTCATTTTGCTGTTACGCTTGCACTTCCGGCATTCAGCGCTTTGTATGTTCCATCACACTCAACCACTGTGATCTTCTGTCCGGTTGCCGCTGTGATATCGGCTTTTCCATCCCAAGTACTCCAGTTTCTGAGATTCTGTCCATATCCAACAGTTACTGCATCTGCTGCAACTTTGTATTTATACACATTGCCAGCGTTTTCTTTAGCCGGATTTACAGTGATTTTTGTATCACCAGTTGCTGTTCCTTCCGCAGATGTTACTGTCAGAGTGCCGAGCGTTGGTGTTTCGTCAATGGTAATTACTGCAATTGCATCAATGTACTCTGCAAAAAGAGTAAGTCCCATAACCGCAAACGCTTCGGATACTGCTGTGTGGTAGTTGCCCTGTGTATGGAATCCGATCAGGTTTGTTTCGCCAGATACGGTATACACAAGACCTGCTCTCGCAAAGTCAGACTCGTTCGGGTCTACATAGTAAAGTACGATGTTCTCAACAGGGGTAGCAATAACCTGTCCTCTCGGAATCTCGCTGTCGGACAGTAAGAAGATTGTATTGAATCCCATAAAGTCCTTCATGTACTGGAATCCGAACTGATTCTGAATAGTGATCTCAGCTGCTCCGAGATATTCATATACGTCCAGAATGTTGACAAATCCAACAACGCCAGTCACATTTCTGTGCATCTGTTTAAATTTGTTTTCAACACGACCCTTAGCCATTGCCAGAGCCATCTGGAATGTTGTTTCTGTGGAAGTAAGTGTACCGGTTTTCAGATAGTCATAGAATCTGCCGGTAACATCAGTCTGAAGCTGGAAAAGAAACTCGTCATCAGTCATCTGAACAGCGTTCTCATAACCGTGGTCCTTGATTGCTTCGATAGATACAGCCTTTGCGTACTTTTCGATAGTCATTTCCGCATAGGGTTTTTCTTTTACAACGAATTTGCTGTAAGGGATTTCCTCGCCCTCACCAACTTTTCCGCTCTGTAAAGTACCCTCTGCGTATTTGGACTTGAGTACAGCACCCGGCTGCTTTTTGATAGGTCTCATGATACCCAGAATATCACGTAAGTGCTGCCAGTTTCTCTCGAATCTGGTTACAAAGTCAATCTCACGTGCTGTGACCTGGATATCATTAGTCATAATAAGATTTGTTTTTGCTGGCATAAAAAATCCTTTCTACCCATAATTATTAAGGTATTGGGTTAGCGGCTATACTCTGGCGTATAGTCGGTGTAAAAATCACTGGAATAACTGGATATTCTGAGCGATTGCAGCCTGTCTCTCGGACGGGTCTTTGATCGCTTCGATATCTTTCTTGGTCATGCTTCCCGGTGTCTGCTGCTGTCCAACATGAGTTGTAAATCTTGCCTGATTCTGCTGAGCCTGCTGCTGAGATTCATCTACAAAAGCGGATGCGTCAGACTGCTTCATCTGTTCGATCAGGTCATTTAATCCGAGAATTTTACCGTCTTTCAGTTTTAATCCGGCTTCTTTGATGTCCACCATAACAGACTTCTTTGCCGCTTCGCTGGAAAACTTAACGTCATCGAGTGCCGCTTTCAGAGCATCCGAGAAATCACGGTCGTAGATTTTTGCATTGAATTCTTTCTCTGCATCTGCCGCTTTCTGTTTCCAAGTCTCTAACTCGCTTTTAATATTTGCCGGGTCGATACCGTCAAAACTTTTTAAGGTTTCTTCTGCTGTCTCAGCACGTACTTTCCAGTCATCACGTTCTCCCTCGACTTTTGACAGAGTTTTTGCAACTTCCTTTGCATTCTTGTAATTCTCAGAGAGTGCTTTCTTTACATCTGCCTGTTTATCCTCCGGGATTTCAATTCCAAATGATTTTAAAGTGTCAATAAGTTTCTGCATAATATCCTCCTGGTCGTGTTTATTGACCTGCCGCCGCAGGTATTGGATTAAGCCAGTTAGACCACTGGCAAGGTAATCGGAAAGGCAGGAATCGAACCTGCGACCTCACATTTACAGTGCGATCTACCACTGAGCTACATTCCATGCCGCCTATAACGGCCAACCCTCTAAAAAGAAACTGGGGTGAATTTCACTTCTTTCGCTATAGCGTAAATCCACCTGAGACATAGACCACCTGTATACAAACAGCTTAACTCTAAGCGGATTAAAGCGGAGCGCCCGGAATCGAACCGGAGACCAGAGTGCGACTCTGTCAGTTTTCCACTAGCGTACATTCCACATAACCCGGATTCCCGGGTTAGCAAGGTGTTTAACGTGTCATGCCTGCCACGAGTTGTTTCGGATATTTATTTCTTTTTTAAAAGAAAAGTATGAATAACAAAAACCTTAATCAAGGAGGTGAGCCATCTTGCGTGCCAGATGGCAAATACGCACGACAGGATTCGAACCTGTTCAACTTTCCGTTAAAGCGTGCGTACCAGCTACTAAATTAAAGAAAGGAGGATTAAAACGAAAATGTCAAAAACAACCGTTTTACTTGTGCTTCCTGCTGCACAATTACATTATAACAGATTTCTTTTAACTACCTCTCTACCACTTTTGTGTTTTTAGAGCATATCACGGAGTTTTTCTACGTATCTCTTGACAAGATCACGTTCTTCCCGGCACTCTGCATCCTTGGACATATCACTCATTTCTGTTGTAAGTTCGTCCAGATGTTCTTCCAATGCGGCGAGCATCTTTCTTTTGCAGTCTTCAGACTTTCCGGAACGATAGCTTTGCTTCTGCGTCATGTAGTCATCGTAAGCGTCTCGTCCATCAGAACGGCTGTAATGCCCTCTGACATAATGCTCGCCCCGTCTGGCATAAGAATTGCCCCTGTCGTAATCCGGCATCATTCTGCCATCATTTGTGCTGTATCTCCCCATGCTGTCACGTTTTCTTCCACGCTCGCTGTAATCGTCATTGTATCCGCTACGCATCTCATCAAGGACAGTGTTAT